TTTAATGACTTTTAGGTTTTTCATACTAAAAAAAGGATAACACGAAACAAGGTAATAGAAAAGGACACCCCTTTCGGAGTGCCCTAGTCTTTCGCTATTAGGCGTTATACTGCTTGGAAACGATGGTGACCGTGCCATCATCGGCAACGGCAAGGACATTAGCATACTTGCCAGAGGCGATGGTGAGCGAGCCGACTTCAGTGCCAATGGTAACAGAGCCCTTAGCCGCACCGACCGCGTTGTAAGCGGAGATGAAGCCAGCGACCGTGTCAACCTTGTCACCGATCACATAGACCGCGCCAACGAGGTGGTTGACATTGTAGTCATCGAGGCAAGCGAGACCAGAGAGTTTGAAGGAATCGCCATCGATCTCCCAAGTCGCGCCAGTGCCGTAGAGACGAGAGCCAGACGCTTTCGCCTGCCAAGTCACGCCCGAAGAGAAGATGGTAGCGAGGTCTTTAAGGGGGTTGAATTCGGAAGTGCCGAGGGTAACAACGCCCTTCTGGTAGAAGGTTTTTGCACCCATCTTGACATACGGCTGGAGAACAACGCCCTGCCCAGCGACCGAATCAACAACCTTGACCCTTTCGGCAGAGGAAACGCCACGAGCGTTGGCATAGCCAGAGGTAAGGTAGCCGATGAACGGAGAAGTCGCGGAGCGGAACTCTTTGGTCGGGAGACCGAGGAAGTCGGCAGCGTGACCGAGCGATTCGTTGGAGATGATATGGCAGGGAACGCCATCGATCTCACCGATGTAGCCGTCTTCGCTCTTGCGGACTTCGCCATCTTTGTCGATACCGCCCTTGCGGAGAATTTCATACGCGTCATTCGCGCCACCAAGGACGAGAACTCCTGCGCCTTTGAGGGTCGGGCGATACGCAACCTTGAAAACGGCAACGCGGTTATCATTCGGGAAGAGGTCAATATCGTGCTCTTCGTCACCTTCGTCCAAGAGGGTGTTCGCTTCGATGAAACGCTGGAGGACGAGTTTGTTGGTGACATCGCTCGAAGTGATCTCGACATGGTTGGTCGCTTTGCCAGCGATACCAGCGAGATAGACTTCAATGAGATGGGAAGCGGTGGTCGCGCCATTAACAACGGTCGCCAAGCGGTTAGACCAATTGTCGATGTGTTCCGCAGTGAGGTCGGTCGGGATCATATCCTGTCGCGCACGCGGAATGATGATGGGATCGTCCATCCAAGTGAGAAGGTCAATAGCGACCGTCTCGGTCTGGGTGTAGTGCTGATTCGCGGAGAACGAGCCACCATTTTTGGTAGTGCCGTGGGCACGCGGTTGCATTTTCACAGGAAGGATACGATTGACCATAACCTGCGATTTGGATTGAGCGTCCTCTTCGGAGACCCAATTGTCATTGATACCGCGTCCGCCTTTCTCAACGAGACCTTGATACATATTCTTCAAGATCGCTTCGGCAAGTTTGCGCTGGGCAAAAGTGCCATTGATGGTGTTCGCATTCGGAGTTGCGATGATTTTGCTGATTAACTCAACAGACATTTTTTAATTTCCTTTCGATTATCGTCTAGAATTGACTTCCGCCAAGAACGATCCAAGGTCGCTCTCGTCACCGTCTCTAGAGGGGGCGGTGGCTTTATCAACCCCATAGAAGTCTTTGGGGTCTCCATCGAGAACGCCTGCTTTTTTAAGTGCTTCTTCGAGAGATTCGCACCGCTTCAAGACGGCTTCGATGGTTTTGCTAAGTTCGTCCACTTGGGCTTTCAACGCTTCGTTTTCGGCTTGCGCTTGTTCGGTCGCTTCCGCAACCGCGCCCTCGATGGCTTTGTTGGCTTCCTCAACGGGGACAACATCTTCCGCTGGGGCTTCCGTTGGGGCAGGGGCGTCTTTTTCGGTCGGCTTGTCCTCTGGCTCTTCGCCTTGGGCTTCCGCCTGCGTTTCCTTTGGCTCAACGGGTTTTCCTTCCTCGGCAGGGTCGGCTTCCGTGGGTTTCGGCTCTTCGCCTTCGCCCAATTCCGCTAGAGATTCTTTGATGATCTCTTCGTCAACGCCTTTCTTGGAAAGAATCAAAGTAAGTTTTTCGAGTAAATCCATTATCTTTCCTTTCTTTCAAAACTTCGGGTGTCAAAGTTGCTTTTCGGCTATTGCGGTGACCGCCCTTTGCCTATTTGACTATTATAAGGATAGAACATTTGTGCAAAACGCACAACAAAAGAAAAACCGAGGTTTTATGCCTCGGCTCTCCGCCTTTCTAAGTCAAATCGGAGTTTTATCTTATCGCGCCATTTCTTAGCGTCTCGATAGGCGCACCCGTTATGGCTCTCCTGCGCCTTTCTCATTCGATACTCGGCTTCTTGGAGTTGCGCTAGGAGTTCGTTTGCTTTTTCCTCCGTTAGCGGTTTGGCTTTGACGGCTTCCACGCGCCTTTCGACCTCGAACATCTCCGAGATCGATTTCTTCATCGTGATAACCGCTTTTTGGATCGGCTCTTTCGCCAATGCAATCTCAGCCATCGCAAATTCGAGCGTTCTTGGAGTCTGCCCAAACACTAAGTTGCCGTGGATATAGGAAGCCCACTTTAGATTGGTGGATTTTCTTTTCCCCACGAACTCGTGGTTGTCTTTTCGGTAGTATTTCATAAGCGTTCCGCTTTTTTGCCTGTGAGGGTTTCCCACCTCTTGACGATGACATCGCAGTATTTAGGATCGAGTTCCATCATATAGCAAGACCTATTGGTTTGCTCGGAAGCGATCATCGTAGTTCCGCTCCCACCGAATAAATCGAGAATGACACCGCCTTTATCACTGCTATTCTTAATTGCCCTTGCGACAAGTTCAATTGGTTTCATTGTCGGGTGCAATTCGCTCTTTTTAGGACGGGCTATATCCCAAACATCGCTTTGGCTTCGATCTTCCAATGGGTGGAGTCTTCCTTCCCCTTCTTTCCAACCATACCAAATCGGCTCGTATTTAGTGTGGTAATCTTTGCGAGAAAGAACGAGGGTGTCTTTATTCCAAATGATCGTGCTAGACCAGTGGTAATCGTTTTGCGCCAAGGTGAGCATCATGTTGCCCCATTCCTGCGCGGACATTACAACATAGGTCATGCAACCTTCTTTTGAAGCGAAATTCATGCATTCAAATGCCTTAAACATGAAATTCTTAAAGTCCTCAGTGCCCATGAAGTCATTTAAGATCTTCCTCGGCTTGTATCCTTGCGCGTTCCCTTTTTCGACATCGCCATAGTTAACATTCCAAGGCGGATCGGTGAAAACCATGTCCGCTTTCTTGCCTTGCATTAACCTTTCGACATCCTCTTTTTTGGTGCTATCACCGCAAAGAAGGTAATGGTTTCCAAGTTTATAAAGGTCTCCAAGTTTGGTGATCGGCTCATTTTCTTCATCGACCTCTGGGACTTCATCTTCAAAGATCTCCGCTTCGTCCTGCAATCCACCGAGGGCTTCTAAGTCGAAGTCATACTTCACCATATCGATGGAGATGTTTTCGAGTTCCTTTTCCAAAATCTCGATGTCGAAACCGCTATTCATCGTTAGTTTGTTGTGAACTAAACGATAGGCGTTCTTTTGATCTTCTGTCATTCCCCTTAAGATAATGCACTCCGCCTCTTCATAGCCGAGTTCCTTAAGGGCGATATAGCGACCATGCCCTTCGATGATGATGTTGTTTTCGTCCACTGCGATAGGGTCATTGTTCCCGAATTCCCTAATCGATTCCTTGATCTGCGCGATTTGCTCCTCTGGGTGGAGTTTCGCGTTTCCCTCATAAGGTTTGATGTCAGACAATTTGATTTTAGTAATTTCCATCGGTGATCTCCTTTAGCACTTCATCTGCGGATTTCTTTCCCTCTAATAGATAACGGGCGCACGCTAAATCGGGGGGTATGTGTTTCTTCGTCTTCACGATTTTCTTTTTTACCCCGTTGGGCGTTTCCTCGATCAAGGTGGTCTGCTCCTCAACCTCATAACCGAGGGCGCGCTTTCGGATTGCTTCTATGTAAGGGTTTTTCTCGTCCATTTGTTGGTAGCATAACGATTTATGAATAAAAAAACAAGCCCGTTAGGGCTTGCTAGATTTTACTTTTGACCTGTTTATTCTTTCGATACTCTAGGAAATCTTCATCGAACTCTTTATCTTCGTTTCTATATGAATGAAGTTCCTTTTTTGAGTCTTCCAACGAAGGGAATTGGTATTGATCGTCTGGGTCTTTAATAACCCATTGCCCTTTTTTGTTTTTGTTAAAATGAAAACCATCCCAATTCGCTAAGTTTAACCAATTATAGAAGAAGTCTACTTCGTCATCGGTATATTCTTCCATCGGCTTTGGCTCGTAGGATTTAATAAACTTTTCAAAGTCTGCCATTTGTTTTTACCTCTAAGAAGATAATACACCGCGCAAATAAAATGCAAAAGAAAAACCGCCACGAAGGACGGCTTCCCTTAAGGAGAACACTACTGCGTGCAGAGAACAATTTAACCCCGTGGGGGAAGTCCACAGGGTTGCCCCCGTGCTATGAGAAAGGAGAGGGGGCGTTATTATTATCGGTGCTCGCCACGGTGAAGTCAACCTTGGTCGAGTATCCACAAGTGGCGATCGGGGAGATTATAGCGCAAAAGAAAAGGGCTAGCAATCCTAGAACGGCTAGCCCATCGCAAGTTTATTTTTCCGCTAATTTTTTAAGCATTGCTTCGACAATATATTTGCCGTAGTCGCTACGCATAAACGAGCGAATATCTTTTTGAGTTACCTTACCTTCTTTGTAATCGGCAACCATACGATCTCTTTCATCGTTGAAGTGCTTTTGATTGATCTTCTCGTTCTCGTCAGCGTATTTATATGCTTCGTCCTCGGTCTTGTGCCTAGTCACATATTTCGTATATGGGTCTTCAAAACCCCAAAAAGGAGAAATGTCGCTTGGCGGAATGATTTGTTTTTTGTATTTTTCGCGGTCGATTGGTTGTTCTTCCTCAATCCCTTTAATAAATTCTTCAAACTTAGGCATATTATTCTCCTTTATTTTTTTCTCTTATCGTAGATGGAAGCAAGTTCATCAATGGACAATTCCTTGTCCTTCTCTCCGTCCATTCCTTTTAAGAAGAACTTTCCATCTTTTTCCTTATAGAAGTATGGCGGATAGCCAGCGTTATCTTCGTCAATTAACCGTTTTGCCTTTGCATATTTGCTAAGCGACAACCCACCAGAAGGAAACCAGCCGTGATTTCCAACCCTGCTATAATCATCTTTTCCTTTATCGTCAATTTGTTGGACTAGAATATGGGTGTCACCCCAAGTTTTTGATCCTAACTTATCTTCGTTTGGGTCTAAGACGCGATATTTATAGCCGTCAATGTTATCAACGATGTCACCGACCTTAAAACCTTTGTTTTCCAAAGCGGTTTTCGCGAACCCCTTAATGAACTCTTTGAAGTCTGCCATCTTTATACCTCAATTCTGTATTGCTCCCACGCATAGCCGTTTGCTTCGCAGTAGGACTTATACCTTTCTATCATATTATCTATTTCTTTCTTCAATTTGGAAATATCTTTTTTCCCGTTGTTCTTCACTAGGAGCATTTTGAGGTTTTGCTTCTTGTTTCTGATCGCCCTCTCCATCGCTCTGATGTTCTGCTCGATCTCGCGTTGTTTCTTTACATCTTCCGCGTCATAGTGCTTCGGGGGGAGTTGCCCATCGAACTTAATTAAATGGTGTCGACAATTGAAACCACAAATGATGTTGTTCTCATAGCCGTATTTGTCCTTTTTCGCCATAATGTCGGGAAGAGAGTAAACCCAAAAACGCCCCTCTTTCCTAACCTGCATTTTGGGGTTGATCGCGTGTTCGGTTAGCGAGACCAATTTACCCTGCCAAGGCGCGCACCTTTTGGAAGCGTCTGGGTGAGAAGAGAGCCAATACAAATCGCCCTCTTTCTTCGCGTCCTCTAGCATTTTCATTTGGTGTTCATAGCGGACATCTAACTCGGCTTTTTGCCACAAGGATATGGGCTTCTTATTTGTGTGGGTTACGGCTGGGGTCTGGGCGAGTTGCGACATCTTCTGTTTGAGTTTCTTGGAGTAGTCCTGCACTCTCACCGCGCCTTTTGCTTCCTTCCACATCTTCTCGGCTTCCGAGTAGGAATGGGGGAGTTTCTTCTTGGAGAGGTTGATTAACTCATTCGGGTTTTTTACCTTGATACCGAACTCCGCCAATTCCTTCTTCTGCGTTTGGAACGACTTGGCTTGGGGTCTGTAAAAAAGAATAATAAAGCGATTCGCGGAGAATCTTAGCCCATTGATATATTCGGATTTGCCCTTGCCGATTTTCTTCTCGACCTCGTTTATTTCCTTGATGATCCGCGCTCTGAGATAAGTCTCGCTCCACATAAGCAAAAGAGCCGTCACGATCAATACCTTAATCCGCGTCTCCGCCTTTTCGAAGATGGGCATAAAGGTCGATTGGTAACGGCTGTCTGTTGAGAGGGTTTTCCCCGTCATTCGTTAAAACTCCCCTCTTGGTTAAATTCGGTTTGCGATTGCAACATCATCTCTTCGCGGTTCTTTTTCGCGTTGTCGATTTTGACTTGCAAATCCTCTTCGTCCAAGTCGGGGTTGAGTTCCCTCACCGCGTCCTCGATGGTGGTTAATCCTGCTTCTAATTGGGCGGTGACCCTTTGCAAGATTCTATCTTTGTTAACGAGAGAGGGGGAAGCGAATCCAACGGACACATCATTCGGCTTGCCATAGTAATTGAGGACGGTCTCGAAAATCTTGTCCAAAGCGTGCTTGAAATAACTCCGCGTGTGTGAGATGAACGCGATGCTCATATCGTCCTCGGAGTCCACCTGCGTGGCGGTGACGCTCGAAACGGCTAAATAAGAGGAGAGGACTTTTCCAGCCATTCCCCATTTGCCTGCGATGTTCCTTAAGGCGTTGTCCTTCATCGTCTGCCATTCTTGGACGCGGACTTGGAACTGCTCGACCATAATCCTTTGATCTTCGGGGGAAACGCCTTTCACCATCTCGACCTTGCTTTCCCCAAAGCCCGACAAAGGCACATCTTGGGGCATACCCATAGGACTGTAATCGTTGATGTTTAACTGCTTCGGAACATAGACCGTTCCTTTGCCGTTGTAAGCGTCCCTCAATAGATAAGAGGAAGCGATTTCGTAGTCCAAGAGATCATTTTGGATTCCGATGATAAGACCTTCGCCAAAGGTAGTGCCCGTGGGGACGCACAAATCGCACTCCCCATTCCTCATAACCTCAACGCCCAAGTTGGCTAAGCCGAGTTTCTGCGGATTGTCCAAAACGAGGGCGGAGTAGTCCTCGTGGATCATCTTCCTTACTTTTTCTGGGAGTTGCTTCCAAGTTACAGGTTGCGCTTGGGCTTGGGAGAGATTCGTCATAACCGACCCTTTGCACCAATAGCACTTGTAAACAACCATCGGGGTCTTTTCAAACTTCTTTTTGACCTCTTTGAAAGTGCCATCGGGCTGGGCTTCGATTTTGCCGACCTTCTCGGTTTCGTAGTAACGCTTTTCGACTAAGACATAGTGGCGGTCTCCATCGTCCTTCGTGGTGTTGATGTAGGACTGCAGAAAGAAAGTCGCTTCATTCACAACGCCACTGAAAGAGGAATCGAAGAAGCAATTGTCGAAGCGCACCGCTTCAAGCCAAAGTTCCCCGTCCGCTCTTTTGTTGATCTTAATGCACGATGTTCCAACGCCAAGAGCGTAGCCAATGCTGGCGTAGACTGCTTTCATCGCGTTGTTTTCTTCCGCCCATTTTGAAATGAACTTTACCGTGTCATAGTTGGCTTCTTTGGATGCGCGTTTGAAGATAAGACGCTCACCGCAAATCTGCTTGGTTAGCCCCGTGAGCAACCGCCCTGCAATCCTCGTTGAGATAATGCCCGTCTGCGCGGTGTGGATCGCTGGCACATAGCCGTCTATCCACTGGCAAGCAGGGCGAATGGCGCGGTAGTAATAATCCCTCACATAATGGGGGAGCATAGCCCCAAAGAGGGAGTTTGAAGCGTAAGAATAGGTTTGGTTGACCGCTCCCACGAGACCATTCATCGGCTTTACGCCCAAGAGATCGGAGAGGGGGGTCGAGAGAGGGGTGTCGCTCATTGCTTAGTCTCCTTGTTCAGTTTATCAATCGTGTCCTCAATTGCTTCCGTGATGTTTTCAACGCCCATTTTCATAAGCAAAACGCACAAAAGTCGCATTAAGTCGGTTTGTCCGTCTAGGATTTTCTTCAAGTATGCGACCGAGAGCATTTCGGCACGATAGAACATCTGGTCGCGGTTGTCCTCGTTGAGTTTTCGAATGTCTAACTCGCCTTTTCCGCACTTGATCTCCTTATTTTTGAGGACGGTCGGCATATTGGCTTCCGCGTAGATTTTGCGGACGATTTCCTTCTCTTCCTCGGAGAGTTTTCCCCTCTTGATGTCCGCTTCCCTTTTTTCCTTTTTGAAATTGTCTAGCACTTTCTCGTTGTATTCCATATATTTTTCCTTAATCTTTGTTGATTATATCATTGAGTAATAAGTTTGGAATAGCACCTGCCTTTAGGCGATTGAAGAATTGAATGTTCTCTTGGTTGCCATACCAGAACAAGTTGCCATAGGTGAGCGCGTCAGAGACATCGTTTGGCACAATTGGGTCATATCCCGTTTGCTTATCGTTCCAAACCAACGCTTCTAACTGCTCCGCCAATAAGTTTTTGTCCTTTATGATCCATCGGTTGCGGACATAATCATAATAACCCCCGTAATCTATGACGATGATATTGTCATTTGAGATAGCCGATTGTAGCACGCCAACCATCTCTTGAATCGACCCTTTTTTGATCGCTTTCACATCAACGCGGTCACCGAAGAAGAACTTACATTCTTGGATAAGGTCGGGGGCTGCCGAGTCGATGCGCATAAAAACGGGTAATGGGTTTGAATAAGGGTGTTCCCGATACTCTCGGCAGGAGATTAGGTTGTATCGCCTTAAAATCTCGTCAAGCCAACGCGAGACATGATCTTGGACTAATTGATGGTAGCCCATTTGACCGCTCTCCTTTGGATCGTGATAGAAGATGGGCGCGATAACCGCCTGCCCGTTGTTTAGGAGCAACATAGGCACAAAGGCAGTAGCGTCTCTGTTGACCGCTCCGTCCCCACCGACAACCAAACCGACTGGCTTGATCCCGTATTTCTCCCTCGCTCGCTCGAATTGCAGGTTTGTGATGATGTGCTTTTCGGGGCGGAACATCGGATAAACCGAGCCGATTCCCGAACTTGAATCTCCGAGGTAAAACCAATTATAAAATGGCTCATTCTGTATCTTGGTCTTGATGATCTCTCGAAGGTCGAAATCGTTAACGAAGTCCAAGATGTCGAGATAGGTCACCCTGCGGACGAGCCAATCGGGGTCTTTTTGCTTTTTGAGGATATATTGGCTAAACCAGTGGGCACTTTGAGGTTGAGGGTTTCCCATAATTATGGTGCGAATTCCCTCTCCGTAGTTACGCCTAAAGGAAGCCAACGCTTCTTCGAGGTTGCGCTCTTCCCTTAACTCTTGGGTTTCCTCGCAAATGACGCAGATCAATTTGTGTTTGGGCTTGATGGACTTGGTGCGCGACATATTTGATCCGCCATAGCCGATGAAATAGATCTTCCCAGTTCCGTCCTTGCGCTCGATCCTTAAGGGAGACTTCTTGAACACAAAAAGGTTATAAACATCATCTCCCATCTCTTGGAGGGCTTGATCGAACTCTTGATAGGACGAATCGCCAAGAGAGCCGTAGGAAGCCCTCGCCACGATCACATCTCTATAAGGGTTTTGAAGCATTAAAAGGACTGCGATGATCGCGGAGTTCTTCGACTTGCCACCAACTCGACCCCCATAATAGAGGTAATCGTTCTTTTTGCCTTCCACCAATTCGCGGAACGCCTCTGGTATCAAAATCACGCTTTGTTGCCCTCTCCCGACAATTCCTTCTCCAATGCTTCGATGCGTTTAAGCGATTCCTCGGACTTGGAATTGACGAACTTGATCTCCACTGGCTTGACGGGTGCTGGCTTCTCCTCTTGTTGCTTGCCGAACTCGTCTGGCAGGGTGCGCTCCAAAAACCACTCGGAAGCCGAAATCTCCGCGTTGTTGGTCGAGGTCGAAACCCTCTTGAGGTGATGGATCACCGAGTTTGTTTTGGCTCGCTCGCACTCTTGGAAGATGTTATAAATTTCATTCGCTTCCCTTTTGAAAATGCCAGACGAAAGATAGAGGGCTACCAATTCGGGGTCTGGCTGGGCTTCCTGCTCCGCCACTTCCTCGTGGGTCTCCTTGCGAATACGCGCCAATACATCTTTTTTCCCTTGGAGTTTGCTCGCGCCCTCTTTCTCAATGCAATAAGAGACGGAGTTGGCAACCTTCTCCCAATAGCGATACTCGGACAAAGAAACCCCTGCGAAGTTGAGGGCGGTCTTTAGCGGTGCTCCGAGGGAGAAAGCGGTCTTTAATCGGTTTAGTTTATCGTTTTCTTTTGCCATTACTTTCCTAGAATAGCACACTTAATACACAACGCAAAACGCGCTTTTTCTCCCCTATTACTTGTAATAGACCCCTTTGACCCCTTTGTTTTTTCTATTCAATAAATGTATAGTTGCCTTATGAATAAGCAAAACAAACGAAAGTTGAAAGAGATCATTCGCGCCCTTAAGAAGTCCGATGATAAGGATATAGAGGCGTTCTTCGTGCTATTGGCGAGGGCTATCCATGAGTTTCGGAGCGTATCTAAGAAAAGCGAGGAAAAATAAGAAACTCTCAATGCGCCAATTGGGGGAAGCCATCGGTGTCGGTGAGATGACCGTCTGGCGTTGGGAGAAGGAGCGTGTCGCGCCCCGTAGGAAAATGCTCCCATTGCTCGCTAATGTTCTTGGGATAGAACTGCGCGATCTCTTTTATTACTACTTTAGTTAAAAAGACCCCACGCGAGAGGGAATCGCGCGAGGTCGGTGGCGGTGGGACGAGTTCCGCCAAATAAAATTGTAACGCTTCTTCGTGGAGCGTTTTTCAAATCTTTTTGTTTTGTTGTAACTTTCTTGTTGCATTTGTGTTGCAAGTGTGTTTATACTGATGGTGTCCAAAGGGACAAGGAGAAAATTATGAAAAAGTTTAAGATTTACACCTTCTACCTCAAAAATGACTGCAAGATCGAACTTATGGGTGGCGCGGACACTTTTGAGGAAGCCAAAGAAATGGCTATTGATTTTGAAAGGCAGATGAACGAGAAGCACATCTCTATCTTCAAAAGAACAACGGTCAAGGTCAGAAACCGCGAGACCGACCAGCGTTGGGAACTTAATTGCGATGACAATTATGATTCGATGGAACTTCTCGAATATTGATAAGGAGAAACCAAATGAAACTAGCCGACATCATCACCAAAGCCAAAGAGAAGTTCGAGCAAGGCGAAAGGCGCGACTACTACGAAGGGATCGTCAATGGAATCCGCTTAGCCCTCGTCACCGAGGAGTTAGCCCCCTTAAGGGAAGCCCTCATTAAAGAGAGAGACAGATTAAGGGACGGGGTTATGAGCGCGGAAGAAATCGTCCGAATCTCGGAGATCAATGACATCTTGGGGCAGTAGCCCCTTCCTAATGCCACCAAGGGCGGTCACAAGTCCGCGTAAAGGCAGAGTGGGAAAGGAGCGAAATGAAGAACGCTTTAAAAGAATGGCGAGTGCTTAGGGGTTACTCCCAAGCGGAACTCGCGCAGAAGATCGGTGTGAACCGAGCCACACTACACCGCTGGGAAATGGGATTGAGTAAACCCTTCCCCAAGCACCTAAAGGCATTGTCCACCGCCTTGAGAGTGGACGCAAAGATCATTAAGGAGAACTTAGATGGACAAGATTAAAAGCGTGTTCGACACTCTGAACGAGATCAATGTCAATGAACACACCGAGAAGAAGAACAACCTCACCTACCTCTCGTGGGCGTGGGCTTGGGCGGAAGTAAAAAAGAAATACCCCTTAGCCAATTACACGATCTACGAAAACAAAGACGGCTGGAACTACTTTACCGATGGCAAGACCGCTTGGGTAAAGACGGGGGTGACCATCGAGGGTTTGGAACATATTGAATACCTGCCCGTGATGGATTACAAAAATCAGTCTATCCCCCTCGAAAAAATCACCTCGTTTGATGTCAACAAGGCGATCCAAAGGTCATTGACCAAGGCGGTTGCCCGTCACGGCTTAGGTTTATACATTTATGCTGGCGAGGACTTGCCAGAAAACGCTTCTGACGAGCCGAAAGAGGGCAAGCCGACCAATTCCCCATCTGCTGACGATTTGCGCGAGAAAGCGCGTCTTGTGGCGAAATGCACCGAGTTGGGAATCTCGCTCGACCGCCTTGCCACCTACAAAGGGAAGGATAAAGCGCAGTTGACGAATGAGGACTTGGCGCAAGCAATCGAAATGAAGGAGAAGCACAATGCCAGAAATTAGGTTTGAAAAAGAAGGGCACAAGTATTTCTTGGGTGATCGGGAGTTGGTCTCGGTCACCACCCTTCTCGAAGAGATGAAAATCTCCCCCGACTACTCGATGGTCGATGAAGAAGTCCTTAAGGCGAAAGCCGACAAGGGCACGCTCATTCACAAAGAGATCGAGGAATATCTCAAAGAGGGCAAGATTGGCTTCACCAAGGAATTGCAAAGTTTCATCAAGTG